TGCACTTCGTCGAATTCGAGGACCTGGGATTCGTCCTCGGAGTCCAGGAATTCAATGGTCACGCGCACCCTGCTCATGAGGCCCCTGCCTGCTCAAGGTAGTGGGCAGCTCTCTCCCGCACGGCATCGGGAACCCCGGCCTGTGCTCTGACTTCGGCCAGCAAAGAGGGCTTCTGTGCCTGCTTCGACGCCTCCCCCAGCGTCTCCATAAAGCTCCCCATCGAGAGGGTCCGCGCCTCTGCCCTGACCTTCCCCTCTATGTTGAAGACCTCGCTTGCAGGCTGCACATCGAGAGGGCGTTCCTCGGCCTTGAATCCCCCCTTGGTGAAGCGGAGCACAGCACAGCTCGGAGTGCGCTCCAGGTCGTCTTGCACAAGTGCCCCACGTGAGAGGCTCCCGATATTGATGAACCATTTCCCCCCGACCTGTTGGATGCCCTGGTTCTTGTGCCAGTGCCCGAACGCCCACACGTCCGGGCCCAGGTTCGCCAGGTCGGCGTACTTGAGGATGTCCTCTCCAGCGAACATCTCGCCGCCCTCGGGGCTGGCCAGCAAATGCGCGACCACCACAAGCCAGTCTTCATCTCCCCTGACGATGGTGGTCAGCCGATTCATATCGTACTCGGTCCCGTGGAAGGGTACCCCAACGACGCGCACTCGGAGACCCCCCCTCTCGAAGAGGGCCTCGTGCTCGTCATAGAGTCGTCCGTAGACTCCGCTCTCGAAGAGGGTGCCTAGGGGGCTCTCCCCAAGAAAGGAGATGTCCCCGTACTTCACGTCGTGGTTGCCTACCGTAGCATAGACGGGACATGGGTAGCCTCTATGCACCCGTGCCACGTCGTTGCTCATGCGGTGTGAATTCCGGGAGGGGCTCTTGATGTGAAAACCGTCACCCCCGTCCAGCACTGCGTCAGCCCCCACCTCACGGGCGATGTCCCCGACCTGCGTGAGCTTCCCCAGGATGGTCTCGTTCCAGTTGTCCATACGGGACTGTGGGGGTTGGTCGGAGTTGTGGGCGTCTGAGCGCCAGACGAGGGTGATGCTCACAGCAGGGCTCTCCGCATCAGGTCCACGGTACGCCAAACCTTCACCTCGTACTCTCCCCGGTTGTACTTGTTCAGGCAAAGCTTCCCTTTGCACCGCCGCACGAACCCAGCGAGGTGCTTGGCGGTCCACCCGATTGCGAAGTCGGGGTCGAGAAGCTGCGTACATTTCGGACGACCCCTGATGTCCGTCCGAACCTGAGTGCAGCCGCAGCTACGGGCCTTCCCCCGAAGGTGGTCCCCCTTCACGACGGCCTTGAACTTGCTCTCCTGCCAGGTAATTGCCACGAGCACGAGTGGGTCGATGCCGTTGGCGTCTGCATGCTTGAGGAACATCTCAGCGAAGTCCCAGGACGAGTAGGGCTGCCGCCAACGCCGCATGAGCTTCTGGAGGTCGTGAGGCCATTTTGTCTCTGCTACCGCCTCCATGGCCTCATGTACCCGGTGGAGGCGCTCGTAGTAGATGCCTTGAACTTCGACCTGGACCTCGGCATGCGCTTCTAGCGTACGGACTGCTTGGTATTCCTCCAGGGTCAAGCAGCCCCTCTCGGGGGCCGCACCTTGGGTAAGCGTTACAGGAGTCGCTTGTGCAGGGGGCTGAATGAAAAAACGAGGGGCCGCCCAAGTCCCAAGGGTCAAGAGGGCGGCAACAAGTAGACCTATGCCTATGCGCATGGCTTCTCTCCGTGGTCGTGCGACAGAAGGGAGCCACAGAGCGGGCACTCTCCGAGTCCGCCGAGCATCTCGTGAAACTCAGCAGTGGCCGACGAGATTGCCTTCTTCGAGTCAGCCAGTTGTTGTTCTAAGTCCCGCACACGCTGCATGGCAGCAGTTCTCCTATCCCGCAGGCCCGTGACGACCTGTAGGGCAGTGTAGACCTTCGTGGCCCCATCGAAGTCGAAGTCGGTGGGTACCGCTTCGACCCCAGTTAGGGTAGTGACCTTGGTGGTTACGGCCTCGAACCTCTGTCGCAGGGCTGCCAAGGAGTCCCGCTCCGCCAACAACGCAGCCGCGTCATCTGTGGACGGAAGCTCCACCTCCCGTACCCCTGATAGGCATTCTACCGTCTGTGCCGCCGCACCCAGACGGTCGCGCAGGTCAATCAGGCCCTCGGTGGCGGCCCCCACCCGCGCCGCCTGCTGCCTGGCCTTCTCCACCCCTTCTACGAGGCGAATCGCATCATCCAGACCCTCGAAGGCTTCCAGCTCGGCTTCCAGCCCGGCTTGGTCGTTGCGCTTGACCCGCAAGTCGGCAGATGCCCTCCGTTTATCGCTCTCGGCCAGCCTCAGCGCTTCGTTGAGCTGCGCCACGCGGTCCACATCTGCCAGGGCTTCAGCCAGTACGCTGCCCGGCTGGTCGAGGAGGAAGATTTGGCCGGTGAACTGCGGGGCTACCTGAGGCCAGACTTCCCGGTTCCCCGCGGAGATTGGGCGGATACCTAACTCGCGCACCTCATCGGGGACCGCCTGTCCCGGATGAATCGGCTTGCCTCCGTCGATGGTGTAGGTGGGCTTGTCCCTTTTGGCACGGCCCTTCTCCCACCCCACGGTGCGCCCATCCTTGTCAAAATACAGCTCAACCGAGGTCTTGGGCTTGCCGTGCCGGATAAATGCCTGCCCACGGGCGTTCTGGAGCAGGCCCCGGACGGCCCGCATCAGGCTGGTCTTGCCCGTGTTGTTGGTTCCCGTAACAGCGGTGAAGCCCGCTACTTCGAGCACAGCCGATGCAATCGACTGGAAATTCTTGACCGTGACGCGAAACATCGTGTGCAGCCTCCGCAGACCTTACCCCCGTAGAGGTACGAGTCCGTCTACCCGTCTTCGGTCTCCGGAGCGCCGTCCACTGACACCTTCCCTGTCAGGATGGCGTCAATCTCCTCCATGTCCAGTTCTTCCTCGACTTCCTCCTCGACAACGGAGGCGGGGGTCGCCTGGGTCATGGACTGAAGCGTGGCCTGGTACAACTCGACCCACGCCCCCTTAGCGGCCAGGAGCTGCTCCTTGAATACTGCTGCCCCTTGGGCCCTAAGGGTGGTGCCATCCGCCCGCTCGTAGCTAATCCACGTGCCCTTCTTCTTGGCCACCCCATGCGCGACGGCGGTCTCCACGACCGAGCGCACATCGTCGATGCCCTCGCCGAACTTGATGAAGAACTCATCTTCGAGCCCCTGCGAGGCTGCAACCTTGCACTTGTCGATTTTCGCCTTGACGACGTTACCTGTGGCTGCCTCCTTCTTGCGGTGCAGCCGGGGGTCGTAGACCTTCCCCTTCTCGGTCTTCACCCGGGTCAGCATGATGCGAAGCTCGGAGTAGTATTTCCAAGCTTCCCCACCTGCGGTGGTCGTGGTGGGGCCGAAGCTCGTCTTGCTGATGGTCTTGCGGAGCTGGCTGATGCCCACCACACAAGACCCCGTGCGAGCAATGACACTCTTGAGCTGGGGCAGGAAGTCGGACCAGATGCGGGCCACAGTCCCGGGCTGGCCCGTGTCTCCCTTCTCTGTAAGGGCCTGATTCAGCTTGGCGTTCGGCACTCCAGCACTCACAGAGTCCACGATGATGAGGTCCACCCCGGCGCGGGCCATCGTCCAGATGACCTTGATGCCTTGCTCCAAAGTCTCCGGCTGGGACAGGGCGAACTTGGACCGGTCCTGGACGGGGACCCCAATGGCGGCAGCATAGGCGAGGTCGATGGAATGCTCCCAGTCGATGAAGCAGACTGTCCCCCCGTTGGCGATGGTGGTCGCGCACGCGGTCAGGCAGAGAGTGGTCTTCCCCGAGGACTCACGACCGTACAGATTCACAAGCCTGCTGCGGGGGAGTCCGGGACACGGCATGATGCCGCGCTGGTTCACTCGCCCCCCGATGAGATTGTCGATGACGATGGAACCTGTTGGGAGATGGGGCAGCGACTGAGCCAGCCGGTTCTCGTCAGTCTCGACGAACAGGCCATCGTCCTTCAGCACCTTCCCCAGTACTGCCTGGGCTGCGACCAAAGGGTTGTTGGGCTTGCTGGGCTTGCCCTTCCCCCTTGCCGTCGTCTTCTTCGTGCTCTTGCGAGTTGCCATCTAGGTCTCCAGGGTCCAGCGAAAGAAACGCTCGTCCTCTCTGTAGAGGACACCCCGCGCAACCGTCTCCCCGGCCTTCTTTCCGCGCTGGTAGGTGTGGATTGAGGTGAATTGCGCCCGCTCCGCTGGGGTGAGGTCGGCCTTCTGTATTACCCGGTCGTGGAGCATCCAGAACCGGGTTGCTGTTCGGGCCACCCAGTAAGCGTCCGCCTCGTTGTGGTTCCAAGGGCCCTTACCCCCAGCGTCGGCCTTGGCGGCCTCCACCATGTCACCCTTCATCATCTTCCACAGCTTGCCCCCTACGCGGGGCCTCCCCAGGAAGTCGCGGGCGTGGGCCTTGACCTGCATTGGGCTCAAGAACACGGTATCGACCTTCTCTGCCCGTAGCGCCTCGCAGGTGTAGAGAAAGAGCCCATACATGCCCTCAGAGTAGAGGTCCTTGAACACCGGGTACTCGACCCCGGCCCTTACGATGCCGTGCTCCTGGACCAAAGCTCGCAGGCTCTCCCGCATATCGCAGTAGCGGTCGATGAAGAGGTCCCGGGCTGAAGTCTGGAAACGGCCTCTGGCGACACATCGGCTGGGCGATTCGGTGTCATGAATCGCCCAGCCGAAGTCCGTGAGCGAGGGGTCGAGGCCGAGACCGCGCACCTAGTCTTCGTCGTCGAGGTCGAGCATCCCGTCAACCATGTCGTCGATGTCGGCATCGGCCACCGGGGACGCTGAAGCTGCGGCAGCAGAACCTCCGCCACCCGCGAGCCTCTCGCGCACCTGCTCGACAGTCATCTCGCGGCCCACCTCGTCCCGCAGGTTCTCGGCCAAGGCCTTGACCTGCTCCATGAGCTTGCCCGCCAGCTCCGACGCCTTCGGGTTGCCCAGAATAGCCTTCAGGACGTTGTCCCGGCAGGGGGAGAAGCTCATCTTCTGGTACTGTGTGTCCGTGCAGGAGAGGGTCACGTCGTGCTCTCCCAGCGGGAACTCGCCGTGGATGGACTTGAGGTTGTCGTACTTCTCGCCCGAAAAGACCCACGGATGCACGCTGCCGTCGCGAATGCGCTTCTTGTCGAGCTTCCCGTCCGAACCGAGGGGCCACACGATGATGATGGTCGCTACACGAAGAGTGGGCGGCTTGCCCGCAAGCTTCGTGTACTCGGGCCCCTTGTTGACGACGTAGCCTACACCCTCAATGTAGGAGATGTCTGCCCCGATGAAGTTGGGGTTCTTGGAGAGGTCCGGCTTCCCGCCGTCGCCCGTGGGCCACCAGGCGCAAGAGATGCGGTACTTGCGTCCGCCCTCAGCCTTGAAGCGCTGGGACTTCTTGCCGACATGCTCGTCGCCGTCGCCCATTTCCCATGTCTTGAAACCGCTCATCGTGTTTTGCCTCGTGTTAGGACGGTGCCAGGGTCGAATTAGGACAGGGCTCCGTCAGATTAATCCCTCTACCCTACCGGGTGCTGTTGTCTACCTAGTCTAGGTCCTCGAATTCCTCCAAGATGCCCTCTAAGGTGTCATCATCGACCCCCACAGCCGGGTTCTTGGGGTTCTCGGGGGTGGAGAGGTCGAGGTCCTCCCCGTCTAGGAAGTTCTCGGCTGCCTGTGCGGGAACATCCGAGGGAAGAATCTCCTCCAACGTGTCGTCCCCCTCAGTCTCGGCGGGGGCAGCCTCGGGCTCCTCCGAAGGGGGCTCTTCCTCTGTGCCGGGCTCCTCGGGCTCCTCAGCCCCCGCAGGCGGTACGGAGTCGCACCCACCGTGCCCGTTGGGGCACGCCATCCCGCTCCCCACCACTCGGTGCTGAGGCTCTCCGCACTCCGCACAATGGGGCTCAAAGCCAAACTCCTCGACAAGTTGCTCGCCAGGGATGATGTTTGGGTCTGAGCCCTCCTTGGCATCGTCGAGCTGGGACAGGTGGCTGTCACCCATGACACCCTCATCAGCCAGCATGGCGTCCAGGGCATCGGGAGGAGCGCCTAGTGGGTTGGGTGGGAGCGGGGCAGCCCCGGGCACCCGCGACCCCCAGCTACTCCCCAGCCCGATTTCCTCCTGGCAGAGGCGAATCTGGTCCCGTAGGCGCCCCGCAGTGTCTCGCAAGTCGGCTCTCTTGGCCTTGACCACCACAAGCACCGCCTCAAAGTCCTGCTCCATCAGTTCGTGCCGATGAAGGGCCTCTACCTCTTTCTGTAGCTTGCCTGTGGCAATCGCGTCCCGGTCGGCCACCGACCTCCCGGCCCGGACCTCGACACTGTTCGCGAGAAGGTCCTTCTTGGCCAGTTCCAAGGCCGTCTCTGCCCTGCGCCTCTGCCGCCTAATTCGATGGAGGTTCTGGGCTACGTCGAGAAAGATGCGCTCGCAGCGGTCCAGTGCCTTCCGGACCTCAGAGATTTTGCCGTTCAGCCGCTTCGGGCCGAAGGACAACGGGTCGGCATCTAGCGCAACCGAGAGGGTCCCCAACTCATCGTAGATGGCATCGGCATCAGCCTGTGTGAAGCTCTGGTTGGGAGCTGGGGAGTCTGTCATTAGTTCGTTCCTCCACGCTTGGCGAACAGCTCTGTCATTAACTGCGAGTAGTTGGCTTTGATGGCCCGCACAGCCTGGAGGTAGGCCTCCTCCGAAACGGCGGCCCCGGCATAAGCCGCCTCATGCGCCGCGATGTCCGCTTGCATCCCCAGCACATAAGCCGCGAGCCTGGCCTCCCTCAAAGTCATCCCGCTATCGTGCGCCGCCTGCCCCTCAGCGTCCTGCGCAGAGGCGAGGTCAACGCCGCCTCCCCCATCGTCCTGTACGCTATCCCACCCCGCGGAGAATCCCACGTAGTGGTCACCGCCCCGGCCCTT